TGCAGGCTTGCTTCGACGCAAAGTATAAAGGTATGTTTGCCGAAGAAGTCTACGAATTGTTGCTCAAGGACCCAAAGGCAAACTTTCCCGAATTTGACATTCACCTCGAACCTGGCGATGGCAAGGGTGAACCGATGTCGGATGAGGAACGCAGAATCCTTGGAGACGAGATCCGCAATGCCGTAATGCAGGCAGCTAAGGCTGCAGGTGCAGGCAAGGTTCCGGCAGGCGTGAAGCGTATGCTGAAGGAATTGGTCGAGCCGCAGATGGATTGGCGTGAAATCTTGAACATGAAGATTCAATCCATGTTGCGCAATGACTTCACGTGGCAGCGTTGCTCCAGAAAGAGCCAGCATAGTGGCATCTACTTGCCCGGCACGAAGGAAGATGTCCGTGTTGAAGCAGCGGTGGCAATTGACTGCTCTGGTTCTATGTCCGAAGACATGCTGCGCGATCTGCTCAGTGAAGTCAAGGGCATTATGGAGCAGTTCATGGACTTCAAGTTGCGTGTGTGGTGCTTTGACACCAGGGTCTATAACGAACAAATGTTCACTCCGGAAAATCTCCCCGAGATTGATGAATACGATATCAAGGGTGGCGGCGGTACTGATTTCATGTGCAACTGGGAATATATGAAGGAGCACGACATTCAGCCGGAACGTTTCATCATGATGACTGACGGTTATCCTTGCGGTAGCTGGGGAGACGAATATTACTGCGATACATTGTTCCTGATCCACGGTGATACACAACGTCGATTGGTTGCCCCGTTTGGTATGACTGCATGGTATGAACCGGACAGTCATAGCCCGCAGAATAAGAAATAGCATGATCGGTTATAAGTTGTTCCGTAAAAGAAAAGATGGTACATACGGACCCTTATTCATCAACCGATCATTGCGACTTGAGATAGGTAAAAACTACTGGGCGGAGTCACATCCAACCAAGGGTTATACCGTAAGGCCTGGCTGGCATATTTGCAGTACACCCAATGCACCACACCTAAGCAAAAAAGATAGGGTGTGGTGCAAAGTGCAATTCACGCACGAAGAAACTATTGTTCGTCCAGCATATCAAGGCGGAATATGGTATCTCGGAAGTAAAATGAAGGTTATGGAGGAACTATGAATACATACCTAATACCAACTGACGAAGACATAATCGAATCTGTGGCTAAATCAATAGCAAGAAGCAGGATGCAGGATGAGGCACACAAATCCTTGACAGATTTGGCAAGTATGAGGCCAAAGGATTCGGATGATCTTGATGGTATGATTGATCAGATATTTGAACAGATATGGGCTGGTTCTTCGGAACATGATGAAAAACAGAAAGACGCTTTTAGGGGCGATGCATTGGCTGCTATAAGAACCATAAACCTAAAATTAATGACCACTGCCTAAAGACGATAAATACGTCAAGGGCAATTAATGTTAAATTCAATCTATTTTATAGTAAAATCAAACGTCAATGAAGATAAGCATAAACTATTAGAGTTATTCTTCAAAGACTGGGTTGATACTTCGTGCAACAACGAAGTTCACTATAGGGTTGAGCAAATGCCTACTGTTCAGGTGAAACCTGGGATTTTTTTACCAGATTCACCCACATACAGAAGGTTCAGGGTCGATTTTGAAAGGGAAGAAGATGCCCTTGCCTTGCGCCTCAGAGGCGTGCCAAACGAATTTCAAAACTACTTGGAAATTGTTAACTAAGTCCAGTTGACAGTTTAGTTTACCCATAGTAAACTATAAATGAGCCTTGGCTCTACATAAACAAGAACGGTGATCTATGGATACCTTATTACTCAACGCTGATGGAAGTCCGCTTTCTCATGTGCCATTGTCTGTCGTTACATGGCAAGTAGCCATGCGGCTTTTATTCCTTGGTAAGGTAAAGACATTAAAGGAATACGATAACTGGATTATTAGGTCCCAGCATCTTGAGATGAAGGTGCCATCCATTGTCATAATGACTGAACAGGTAAAGTGGAGCAAGACTCTAAAGTACAGTCGTTCTAACGTCTATCTTAGGGATGACTTCACCTGTCAGCTTCAAACGACGTGGCGCTGCAAAGAGGCCAAGGGCAAGGTAAAGCTGACTGAACTCACGCTGGACCACGTTATTCCACGCTCACACGGTGGTAAAACCAGCTGGCTCAACGTCTGTACGTCCTGCAAGACGTGCAACAGCGAGAAGGGCGCAGATCACAAGGTTTTACCTAAGAAAAAGCCACACAAGCCAACTTACTATGAAATTTTAGCAAAGCGCAAAACTTTGCCAATTCATATCCGCGATGAAGAGTGGAAATTCTACATTGCTTGGCCAGATCATTTGGTCAAGGTTCTCCCCCAGCCGGGAGAGCATGGTCACAAGTAATAGGGTTATAAACAAACAGGAGTGAAATGTGAAATATATATTACTGGCACTTATATTGATTTTTACCTCAACTATATCATTGGCAGATCCGCATTGGGTTTCGGTTGGCAGGACAGCGGACAAGATCGATTTTTATTATGACGTCAATACCATCAGAAAAGTAGACGGTAATATTCTTCGAATATGGGTTAAAGTAGATGAATCGTTAAACAAGGAGGCGGTGAAGATAAAACAATTTCAACTTGACTGTGCAATGTCGAAATTGAAACTTATGTATATGATTGTTTATGGTGATATGGATATGACAAAAACAATATTTTTTGGTGGTGTCACTGAGGAATGGTCCCCCATAGTTTCTGGAACTAAGTATGAGGTGATAAAAGATACCCTCTGCACGGATAAACACAGACACAAGTAAGCTGAGTTAAGGTAAAGGAGAAAGGGGCCTCGAGGCCCCTTTCTCCTTGGTGTTAATACCAAAAAAGCTATTTTTTGTCCAATAAAATCAGAATATTATGCACGAGATGGTAAATATCTATGTATAGAATTGCTTATACACCCATCAACATAACGGAGAAAAGAATGGCAAAAGCACAAAAGAAAACCGCGCCTGCAGCAGAAATGGTTGCACCGGCACCAGAAACTACAACTACCGTAGAACCAGTTCAACTAACTATCGCCGATCTTCAGCTATTAGCACGAATCGTCGATCTTGCATCGCGACGTGGTGCATTTCAGGCAGGCGAACTTTCGCAGGTTGGTGACAATTACAATAAATTGAATGGCTTCCTCGCTTATGTAGAAAGCACACAGAAGAAAGATGAAGCTGCAACAGAAGAAGCGCCAAAGGTATAAACAAACACGAAGGAGAAATAAAATGTTGGAAAACCTCAAAAAACATACAGGGCAACTTGTCAACACAGGTGTTCGTATTGCAGTAGTATTCAGAAAGCTACCAACAGATGAAACACATTGTTTGATTGTTGAAACAGAACGTCTTCCAGATAGCTATCACGATTATTTGATTCAATGCCTAAATAGCAAAGAAGCTAAAGAAACAAATGATTTCTATGAAGTTTTGAATCGCAGGACATTCCCGGATGGCACAAATTGCCTTACTTCCTTACACCAGAAAGCTTACCTACGCAAGGAACCTGTATCAAATGTAACGATGCTTCCGTTGCCTGGACAGTCAGTGCCATTGGCTCTTATCAATGCAACTATTGATAAGAAAGTCGACGAATATGTAGCACAACAGAGGGCACAATCACCAGATCAAACAATAGCAGATACTATTGCTGGTGTGAAGGTAGACCCTGTTGTGCTTGCCAAAGGACTTATAATTCAGGCAGAATTACTTGAAAAGGATGCCGCAGCTAAACGTGAAGAAGCATATGCGTTAGATCCGGATTCACGTCCAGGTCGCGGGCGACCAACTCTCCCCGAAGATATCAAGGCTGAAAAGCTTGAGGAGCGTAAAGATAAACGTCGCGAACGCGATCGTGTCAGAGCTGCTGAAGCCAGAATTGAAAAGAAGGCTTCAGCATTAGATGCTAAAGTAGAAGCAAAGCTCATGAGGGATTCTGTTCGTATCAAAGCGTGAAAATGCTCCCACAAAATAGCCGGTTGATCCGGCTATTTTCTGATAAATAATAAGTGGTGGGAGATCAGATGGAAAAGAAAACGACAACAAGTTTTAATATTGATAACGCAATCAGTAGAATTGCTAAACCATCTATATTCGATCGTATAGTAAAAGAGATCGAAGCTAAAGAAGTTCCTGCAAAATATATTGAGCAGATACTAGTTCAATACTATGATGGAAATATTGTTCAGCTAAAGGGCTCAGAAATAACACACCCTATTCCATTAAATAAACATGCATCTTGGGCAGCTATGGAAGATTCATTTAAGAGAATGAGAGACGTAAAGGTTTTTATCTCGACTGAGCAATTAGAAATTGATGTAAATATTATGGTTGAAAAATTATTAGGGAAACATTGCTAAGATTGAAATTTCTTTTCTAACCATTCAAAGTCGTTAATCAATGCGAGCATTTCAGTTCGGTTAGTATTCTCTGTTCCAAATTCCCTGCCTTCGTTCGCACCCATAATAACAAAATCCCCAAATTCCCTATCTACACCCTTGGTGCACCAAGTATCTAATCTTTCTTCAGTTTCGGTATTATCCTGATTGATGATTAGTTTTGATGCAAGTTTTGTGCATTCTCTAAATGCACTTCTCCATGCAGAAAATGGATCAGTGTTAAAACATGTTATATTGCTTACTTCGGGAATAACCTTGAAGTTCTTAGACACTGTTGTTGTGAAATCAATGGGCGATCCATTATATTCAACAAGTAGCTTTGATGGGAATAACTTAACACCGCCATATCCATATTCTAAATCATTTACTGGATTATGCGAATACCATACATGAACTGATTGTCCGTCAAACCACGGTGGGTGATAATCAAAATTGAATGTGGGCAATATCTTAGCATCAGCATCAACCACATAAAACATATTAGATTTATCACTCAGTGCCCATCGAGCTGCTGATTTGTGTGCCTCCATAATTCCCTTTATATTATGAAGTCTTTTAGCCCGAGGAAATCTCTCTTTTAGTTTCTTGAAATTAGCATCAGCATATGTTTCATCGTAGCTTAGAAAAATTATATCAAACATTGGATAATCATATATTTTGCCCGGCATTACCTTTAGTTTTATATCACCATTCAACAGTGCGGTATCTGTGAATTTAGATGGGTTATCTAACACAGCTACCTTGTTAAATAATCTAACAGTGGTATCATCATTCCAAATATGCATGTATTCTTTATCCCATTCTTCGGGCTTAAATGAAAAATCGAAATTAGGGAAAAATATTTCTTTACGAGGAGTGATGACATAGAAATAGTCCACCATGCAGCTTTTTGCCATCTGTTCCAAAATGTCAGATGTTAGCTCTAAATTCTTAGATTCATATATCCCATTAGTAAAGATATCATCACATGATTTAGTATCTATATCTACGAGTAAATAAATAAATTGGGCCATTGTATTTCTTTAAGTGCTATGTTATTTATCTGGATCCTATTGACGATAAGTTAAATACATTATACAATATAATGTCTCTGAGGTCACCATGAAAAACTTTTGCCTTTTCCTTATACTTGCGATTATGTCTGTGGGAGCCCATGCTTCCGACTGGAAAATAATCGAAGTCAAAAATACAGATAAAACAGCCATTGCTGGATATATCTATTATACCGAAGCCGTAGGCACTAAGTTCGGTCTCAATAAGGAGAAAGTGACAACAGGTTTTAGATTTGTGTGTTCCAGTAAAGAATATCGTGTTGTTGAAAATACAGAGCCAATTATAGCTATCTTCTGGGAAGGTAGCCCACACGGAACTACATTTCAACAAGTTGAAGTAAAAATTGATGGTAAGGAAATTCAAATGCCTCAACCACAGCGATGGACTCAAGAAGGGCCATTGCTATATAGAAAGATATCAGAATCAAAATCCTTTATTCAGGCAATGCGATCTGGAAAATATGTTAGTTTTTCGTGGATGGGAACAGATGCATATCGACGCACCACTATCTTTGATCTACAATATTTTACTATGTATTTCAGTGAATTTATGACTAAATGTGAAATACAGCTATAAGTAATGCATGAATGAATTCATATTGGTAGAATTTATAGCCCTGGGAGACGATAGAGCTATTCTTATAGATAAATTGGAAAAACTTGAAGGGGATTTCCAATTTATCAAAACACATGCTGACTATGATATTCGCCATGATACGGTAATAAACGAGTGGTATATAGTATTTGGTCGTATTGATTCAATGTACGCTTCAATGATCAAGCTACAGGATCCATTCTTATCTGAAAGAATGCGTATATCCTATATTTCTGAAGAACTAAAAAACAAGTATAGATCATGAAATTTTATTGAATTTCTAGAAAGATAAATAGTAGATGACGACTATTGCCTCCCTTCAAACTCTCCCTGGCAGTCCATATAATGGAACCGGGATAGTCGGAATTATCATCACAAATGGTATCCCAACATTCGTAAAAGTAGAGGGATCGGATCTTGATAGAATAATATCTGTCAATTGGTATCCCGAACGTGCAGCAAGCGTTCAATTTCAAAAAAGAGATATGATTCTCGTAGATAATACCCTTGGTACCTTTATGATAATGGTGACTGATAATTATCTCTTTGATACTGATAGAGGCGGCCATATTAGTTTCAGATTGGATGATGGTACAACACTTACAGCACCCGTAAGAACATTTGGAAGAATATCACTTGGTCCACTTTGGACTGCACCTGGCGAAGGCATGATAACCGGATAAGTGAATTTGGTTGTTATTACAAATAACACCAATTGACTTTATTCGGTAATTATAGTATCATATTACTATGAATCATATCTTTACCGCGATTACATTAGCACTCATGTTATCTATAAGTGTCAGTGCTTCCGCTTCAACACATCGTAAATCTAAGCCAAAACCGCCACCGGCCTTCAGTGCCAAAAGTTTTCTAGTTGCTGATTCTGATGGGCAAATAATCAAAGAACAGAATGGTGATCTCATCCGGCCAATAGCGTCAATTAGTAAGCTGATGATAGCAGTTCTTGCTACTGAACAAGATCTTGATGAACTGTTATCTATACCATCGAGCAGGCAAGTTCAGAGCAGTATTCCACGAAAAGTGATAACTCTTACACGACGCGAATTGCTGACACTATCGCTGGTACGCTCCGATAACTTAGCAGCACAGATTCTATGTGCCAATCTCGAAGAATGTGTAGTCAGAATGAATGAACGGGCTCAAACATTGGGTATGATTGATACTCACTATGAAGAACCCACCGGGCTAGATAAAGGCAATGTTAGCACGGCACACGACCTGTTGAAACTTATAATGTCGGCATCACTTATACCTGTAATTACACAGGTATCCAGTATGCCCAAGGCAGAAATTCCAACAGATGGTAAATCAATAAAAATAAATAATACCAATCCACTCACTTCAAAATTTGATGTGGTATTATCCAAAACTGGATTCACAGGTCCGGCAGGCGGATGTCTTGTTATGATGATGAATGCTAGTGTTGGACAGAGAATTTTTATTCTATTAGGGAGTAAGAACGTCAAGACTCGTATTCCCGATATGGAAAGGTTGGTGAAAGAATTGTGATCGAATTCAATATGATCGTTCCAATAAAAATGAAGGATGATATATTGGCCATGGCTGGACCTAATTTTAGAATTATTACATCTACCAGTATAAAAACTGATCGGATTGAATTCGAAGGAGAATATTTCCATTATTTTCATGTTGTTGCCGATGAGAAAGACATGTTATTTTTTATGCTAAAATTCGGATCAGATGATGTATGGAGAAGGTAGTGTA